GGATGCTTGAAAAGAGCTTCGCCAAGACTGGGCTGGGTGGGAATGTGAGGCTGACGAACCAAAACAAGGCCTCCTACTCCACCGCCGATGAAGCCCGTCTAGCTGAACTCTATCAAAACCTCACGCCAGAACTGCCTAATCCAGCCGTTCGCGAGGCTTACGACAAGCTGGCAACGACTCAAACGCAAGTAGCCATTTCCGACCTGCGCAACGAGTCAGGCTTGAGCAAGGAGGACTTCGCTCAGTCGCTTCAAACCCTTTTCGACAACGGACAGGCGGTTCTTTCGCCAGCCAGCTCTATTGAGCAGCAGGAAGCCGATGCCGCTGAATACGGCGTGTTCGGACATGGAGGCACGCCAGCGTCCTTTGTGACGGTGATGCCTGAGACAAATCCCCAATATGAAAGCAGAACACCTATTATCCTTAAAGCCGGAGCCTCCACGTCTGTTGGTGGCGTCGGCATGGCGTCAATTTCGCCATCAGACAACTCTGCAAGAGCGCAGGCAATTCGAGAAGGCATTTCAAAAACGAATTGGAATGAGCTTTCGACAGCTCAGAGGGCGCAAGCTCTGGAAGAATTTGGACTTAAATCTATTTCATCGCGTTATTTCTTCGATGCCGCGATACTTCCTGTTCTCCTTACCAACGAAAGAACAGGAGAAAATCGACCTGCTAGTGTATATGTTGCTGAACCTTCTCCTGCAATTACCATCCAATTCGATGCGTCCGGGCTTTCCAATCTCCTATCTGGAGACGCGGTAACTGCATTCACGGCTGTTTATGACATCGCTCAAGAGGAGGTCATTCACACCGCTCAACACCTTAATGCCTATGCCAAGTGGCAAGATTCTGGTGTTATGCTTCCGTTTGAAAAATTTGAGGTGGATTATTACACCTCAATGCTTCTTGAGATGGTTCAGTCGGCCTCGAAGGGACTATCCAATGGAGATGCAAGGGTAGCAAACATCATTGTCTCGGCGTGGAACCTCTATAATCCAAATAGTCCGTCGAATGACGTTAATCGGATTGTCGAAAAACTGGCTCAAAGCAATACTGCCCCAGCCTTTACGATGGAGGTTGGTCGCCAGTTGATCCAATTCAAGCGTCAGGATTTCACCACTGAAACTGGTTGGATGCGCTTCGTTGAGGCGATGAAGAAATACCTGAGCGATGCTCTCGAAGCTCTAAAAACATCCCTTGGGTTGGCGCAAAGCGGTAAGGCGGGAGAATTGCTTCAACGTGAAATTCGGGACGTTGAATCAATCTTGGACAGGCTTGAGTCGAATCCCAATTCCATTATTCCTGCGAAGTTCAGCTTGGCGGATACGTCGAGAGACGCCGAATACCTTGCTGCCGTTGAGGCGGGCGACAGCGGAAACGACAACTTAATTCAGCTTCTAAAGGTATCCCCCCAAAACGAACGAAAGGCTGTTTTTGAAGCGTGGGTTAAGCGCAATCCAGAAGCCGCTGCCAAGGCGCAGCGGACGGTCGATGAGGCGGCGAAGTCTGCTGGGTATAATGTGGGGCCGGTTCCGCATGGGACTACTGCTGGTCCGTTCAACGAGTTCAGGGTGCCAGCGTATTTCGGCTCTGGCGCAAGTATGTATGCGCAAGCAGACTCTGAGCTTGTATCTTGGAATGGGCCTAGAGTTCGCGTCACTAGTATTGAGCCAGAACAGATTGAGGACAATCTTGACTCCGCCACAGCTCCACAAGATTTCTCATACGAGGAACTTTACGCTGGTAAGGCCAATGGGAGATTTGTTTCTTTCGGAGGAGACGGAATCTACCGCTTTGATGGCCTCAATGCTACGGGAGATTATAAGTATGCTCTGGTGGAGAATCTAACTCCCGTTCGCGATAACTCTTTCAATATCGTCGCCGTTGAGGACGCTCCTCCGCCGTCTGAGTTTCCGCGCATCATTCGTGCGTATCTCAAAATTCAAAACCCGGCAATACTTAATGCGCGGGAGGGAAGCCGACTGGCGAAGGGTCCGAATGGCTCATGGGATCAGGAATTGTATGACGGCCTCGTTTCTGCTGGGTATGATGGTGTAATAGCTGATGACGACTGGGGCGGTCCTTGGAACAAGCATTACATTGTTTTCTCCCCCAACCAAATCAAATCCGCCGATCCCGTCACCTACGACGACGCGGGCAACGTGATACCGCCTTCTCAGCGTTTCCAGCCCAAGTCTCCCGACATCCGCTTCTCCCTCAACTCCGCCCAAGAAGAATCCGAGAACGAGTCGGCCAAGGAGGCGTCCAAAAAGATCAAATCCATCGGCGTTCAAGTGGCAGAATTGCAAGCTAAGGCAAAGCAGGCTCCGTGGCAGGGTCGAGACGTTCCCGTGGACATGGTTCTAGCGAATCATCCCGCGATGACGAATGAGGTGCGCGGTGAAATCATGGCGCTGGCTCGCAAAATCATTGAGTCCAAGCTGGCCGCTGGCATTCCCTACGAGGAGCTTGCTACGGATGTCACCAAACGGTCCTTTATCGGAAAGGTGACTCGCGGCAATGAGTTCTTCGCCGAACCAATGCGTCAGGCACTCCTAACCGAAGTTGGCCTTGTGATGCACACTGAGGCTCAACGTCTTGCCGCAGATGGCAAGCCTCTTGAGGCCGACATCCTACTATCGAACTATCAGTCGGTGACGCAGGCAGCGGCCAACAAGAGCAGCGTTGGCTCCAATGTCTTGCGCATGTGGCAGGGCATCATCAATCATCCTGACTACGGCCCTCTTCACATCGCCAACAACATCCGCGCCCTTCAAGCTGAAGAACGCCGCAAGACGGTGGGCACGAACGCTCCCGGCCTAGCTGATGAGGTGAAGGCTGTCGATGCCGCCAAGGATCAAGCCGCAAAGGATGTCGCTGATGCCGTTGAGGACATTCAAGAGCGGTCGGACGAGGAGTTCGCGATGGAAGTGATGGATGATGAGGCGAAATCCATCTGGCAAATGATGAAGGATGAGATTGCCTACATCGGAGAACTTGCGCGTTCATTGGTTGAGGCTGGGGTAAAAGGATTCAAAGCATCAAAAGCGGCCTCAAGTCCAGTTCGCGACTCCATCAAGAACATGACGGTGGAGCAGCGAATGGATGAGATTCGCAAGGCTCAGACTAGGTTTAAAAAGCTCGGCAAGCGACTTGAGGAAGTCATGTCTAAGAAGGCTGACGAGCCTAAACGCAAGCGCGTCAAAAAGGTAATCGACACAGCCCTTTCCAACGAAGGTCTTGAACAGACCGAGGATGGGGAGTTGAAGGCCACAAAGCCTCGTAAGCCACGCAAGCGCCAAGACCTGTTCTCCGCCACCGAGGAGGAGCAAATCCGCATCATTCAGCGCAAGCTCAACGACCTGCGGCCAGAAGAAGGCGGCATCAAAATTCCTTGGGACAAACTCGCGCAAATTCGCATCTCTGAGCAAAAGACTTTGGAGTCGCAGATGTTCGAGGCGCTGAAGGCCGATCCTGCTTTCGCTGGACTGCCCGATTCCGACCTCGCAAAGCTGTCCAAGATCGTCTCGAAGGTCTGGCAAAAGAAGCGCGAAACGGTCATCGCGAAGGAGCTGGAACGCATCGAGGCCCGTAACGATTGGTCCAAGAAGGCGAAAACAGCAGTCAAGGAGCACCATCCGAAGATCATGCGTCTTATCAACGCGCGTCTTTTCGATGACAACGCGCTCTACGCTCTCATCGCGGAGGAATACGGCTTCAAGGAACTAACTCCTGAACAGCAGGCTCGCGCCATTGCTATTACGGAAAAGTTCATGGACCCGAAGACGCCACGCTATGTGCGCGCTGCTCTACAAAAGGAGTTCAAGGACATTATGATGGAGGTGCGCGGTCCAACGCTGCTCCAAACCCTCAACGCCGTTTGGTATTCGAGCGTGCTTTCGAGCATGCGAACCATGATTACGATTGCGCTGGGTGTGTTGAACAATGGACTCATCTTCATTGGAGAGGCTGTTGCGACCGTTATCGCGAATCCAACCAATCCGTCGAAGTGGATTCCGATCCTTGATTCGATTGATGCTATCGCAAAGAATCTCGGACCTGCTGCTGTGGACATGTGGAAATACTTGAAGACGGGCGATTCCGTCTATCTCGATTCCAACATCCTCAATGACCCATTCTACGCAGACCAGATTAAGAAGGGCGTTGCTCTGGATGGTGTCGATGTCGGTGAACGCATGTATCGCACTGCTAAGAATCCAGTCACTAAGGCGATTGGGTGGCACGTCATGGTGATTACTCGCCTGCTAAGGGTGCTGGACGGCTTCAATACTCGCTTGGGCAAGGTGTCCTCCATGCCATTCATGTATCGCCGCCTCACGGACGAATACGACTCGTCTGTTGTGCGTGCTCTGACCGATCCGGCCCACTACCGTGAGAAACTGATTCAGGATGGCGTTGATCCGAACTCGCCAGCCCTGTCTGCGCTCGCTATGCACGCGATGCACGAAGACTGGGACAGCCAAAAAGGGCTACTCTCGAATCTTGAGCAGAACACCAATTATAATGGCGCATGGAGTTCAATGACCAGTGACCCAAAGGGGGCGGGCGGCGTCCTCTATGGTTCAGTCAAAATGATTGAGAGGTTCATGGGCACGGTTGCCGACACCTTTGAGAAGGCAGTTGACCAGCGCCTTGAAATGATGGGCAAACAAGGGGTGGAAAAAGACCCGCTTGAGGACTTCATCGTCCGCAGGCTGGGCAAACCATCGTCCTACTTCCTCAATTATCTAGCATCAGGACTCCTGCCCGGACTTGGACTTGGCTTCGTTCGCGTGGTGGGCAACAGCTTGAATCAGGCTATCAGCCTCATTCCGGGCATTGGTTTGCTTCGTGTGATGGAAAATCAAGACCCTCGCCAAAAAGTCGCTCACAGGGCACTACTGATGCGCAATCAGGCGTTCGGCATAATTGGCCTCATGGTCATGGTTAAAGCTCTCAAGGACATCGAAGACGAGCCAGACGACGAAAAACGAGGCTGGGGCATTGAGGGCAACTGGGAAGGCCTTACCCCGCAGCAGAAGGCCGCTTTGTTCGCATCCGGCGCGCAACCTAACTCGTTCTTTGTTTATCGTAATGGGAAACGTGTAAACATCCGCTATTCGGAGTGGCCCCTTGCGTCCATTTTCAGCCTCACTGGTAACCTCTCAGACAACATTAAATACCGCCCTGAAAGCTGGCAGACGGCTAGCGCTGGGTCGAAAGCGGCGAAGGCTGTGTATTACATGTGGTCTAGCGCGTTCACCATGCCTGCTATTTCTCAGGCTATGGAGAACCTTGGCGCTCCCCGAGGCTCTGAAGACCCGTTTGAGGCCGCAGAACGCCGCATTCCGAAGGCTCTGGCCTCGTTTGCCGGTGGCTACATCCCTCGCTCCATTAAGGACTTGGACATGTGGATGCAGTCCGAAACCAACCGCTACAAAGGCTGGGAATCGCTCGCCAAGGAAATCCCGTTCGTTCGTCGGGCTGTCGGCACCGAGTATCTGGACGTTTTCGGCAAGCAGCTCGAAACCGACCGCGCTCCGTGGAGTCGCGTATTCACTGAAGGCCCAGATGATCCCGCCTATCAGCTACTCGGTAGGCTGTCCGCGAAGGGCGTATGGCTATCTCCACCTAATCCGAACGGCAAACTCGTTGGAGAGGGCAGCAAACGCCGGGAAATGACTCCTGACGAGGGCGTGATGTATCAGAAGGAGGTCGGCAAAGGCTACCGCCAGCTTGTTCTACGCTACGGCAATCGCCTGCTCCAGATGCCCGAGGAGCGCGCCAAGAAATTCGCCTCGCAAAAGGCCGAAGAGGTGCGAGAAAAGGTCACGGCCAAAATTGACCGCATTGTCCGATGAAAGCCCTCGTTCGCGCCATAGAAATTCCAAAGTTCAACAAGGACCGCATCAAAAGCCTGTTTCCGGGTTACTCACTCATCGGCGATCCGTATGGCTGGTTTTACCCTGTGGAGCAAACCAAGGTGGTCGTTGTCAGCTACGGCTGGTCCAGTCTGATTGAGGCCGTGAAAGCGCATCTAAAGGGAAACGGTATCGAGGAGCCGTTGACCTTGGAACTGCAAATGGCCGACTTCATGTGCCAGCATGTGCCTGAATGGTGCGAGGATATGAATCCAGAGCGCGAGCAAAAGGTGTCGGCTTGGAAGATGATGAAGTCGTTTTACCGCGCCGTCGAGGCTACGTGGCATGAGGGCCAAGTCAGCCAAGAGGAGGCGGATAGGCGTGCGGCTATTTGCGCCAAATGCCCGAAGAACGTCGATCAACAGGTAAATTTTTGCATAGGGTGTTACGCTAGAAGCCTTGTGTCCAAGGTGAATGATCTACTTGGCAGCAAGCGAACGGCGCATGATGAGAAGCTGAAGACATGTTCGGCGTGTGGATGCGACCTAAAGCTCAAAACGTGGATACCAAAATCAGGTGTCGCGGATAAGACTATTGACTGGCCTGCTCATTGCTGGGTGCGGGAGTGAGTGTTACTTCTCGCAGTTTTCCCAAGCGTCAGGGTTCCATTTGCCGCTCATGGGGATGGAACGGTTGATGAGCCATCCGTCCTCCATTAGCTCATCAAAGGGAAAGTCGCCATGATCCAACTGAACACAGTCTTCATATACGCCAGTTACAGCGTGCCAAGTTGAAGGCTTTCTGGTCGGCACAATAAATATACTTCCCGGCAAAACGTCCTCTGGCCCAAGCGGCACCTTCGGCTTTGGCTCGCGCCATTTGAGGACGCGGTAGGCTTTGAATCCTTTTGGATGTTCCCATCCTACTGCTTCTGATGGGCGAACCACTCGGAATACATGCTCATCGCCATCTTTATACCTCGCTTCCCACTCCTCCACCTCCTCGTCCTTCAACGGGCAAGGTCCGCCGTGCCACTCGATCCACGGGATTTCGTCGGGTTTCTGAGCTTCAAGCTCGTCGGCGAAGGAGCGAATCTGTTTTGCGATGTCGTGGATGTTCATATCGACTTCAACCTTACGTTAATTGGTGGAGGGTGTCAAGACTTGGATAGCTGCCAAGAATGGATTGTAGATGGGCAGGAACCTCCGACACCCTCATGCGCAGGATGAACCGCATGCCGTTTTCTGTGTGAACTATCGGGACATCCTCGAAAGCGGCTGGATCATACCAAGCGTATTCCAAGCGAGATATGGCGGGAGAATCCAGCTCCGCAGTTTTGCGTCTGATTGGAAGCGCCCACTTGCATGGGTTGATAAATTCGGAGTGGTTCATGGTCTAAACGAGTTTGGAGTAGGTTCGGCGGATGGGGTCGTATTTCAGCTTGAACACATCCAGCCACCCCGTCTCGCGCTGTTTCTCGATAATCACCTCGGCATCGTGCATGGCCCTCTTTTGCTCGTAAGTCAGCCCCTCCTTGGTCTTTTCGAGGTTGCGCTGGATGAGCACGATGTTGTCCACGTTGTTTGTGAGCAGACTACTTCCCTTGATGGAATACATGGATGGTCGATGTCCCTTTGGAGGGCTGGTTGGAGGCTTGCCAAGATGGGCCACCAGATGCACATGCGTCATGGTTTGCTTGGCAAAGTCTTGTAGCTTCTGAGCAAACTCGCCTTGTGCGGGGTAGTTCTCCTCCAAGCCCTGAATACGCATCAGGGAGTCGATGACAAAGTGCTCACATCCATAGCGGCGGTAGGCAAACTGCATCATCTCGAAAAGCTCCTCCTGAGACAATGATCCGATGTGGTCAACGTAGGCGATGAAATCACCGGCATACTTGTAAAAACTATCAATGGCTTCGGGCGTAGCTTTACCGTGAAATGTTTCGATTAGCCGCAGCATCAGCTTGTGGCACGGCATTTCCATTGAGGCCACCATCATCCTGCGCTCGTCTGCGAGGAGATTGGACATCATAAAGTTCAAGAACGTGGTCTTACCCGCATGGCTGTATCCTCCGGTGATCGTAACCTCGCCCGGACGCCACCAGAATCCCTCCTGAGTCGTGTGCCATTCGGTCTTTTTCAGGAATGGCAGCGTGAAAGGCTCTGGCTTTAGAAGCATCTCGTTCTCCACGCGCTCCTTCAAATCCTTCGCCAGAACCAGCTTTTTGATCTGCGGCACTTTGGCGTTTTGAACCCAGTCCTTCGCGTCGTCGGCAGTGTATCCCGCCTTCAGGCAGTCGTTGGCGTCTTTTTTCGGTGTCGCGACAATCAGGCAGCGATGTTTACCGAGTCGGTTGACGACCGTTTCCATGAACTTCTTTCCGGGACCATCGGAATCGAAGGCGATGTAGATCGTGCTAAAGGCCTCCAAATTCTCCCATTCATATTCGATCCAGCTCATCCCAGCCCCGTTGGGTATCGAAAGGGCTGGAAATCCCCATTGGTGCCACGTCATCGCATCAATCTGGCCTTCCGCGAGAATGATGGTTCTGTTCCGGTAGTCCTGCTCAGTGAGCGATTGCCAGCCAAAAAGTGATGGCGCGCACTCGGCATCCTGCCAGACCCGTTTATTTGCCCCTAGAGTGCGGTAAGAACGGTTCAGGAGGGTGCCCGAGGGTGAATAGCTTGGAAACACTATCGCCTTCTTCTGAGGGCATCCTAGCACGGAATACGCGGCAATCGTCTTTTCGGTCAGTTTTCTCTCATTTCTGAGAAACAGGATGACTTGGCCGTTGGGTGCTGGTTCGGCAGCATTGATTTCCGGTGGTGCCTTGTAGGTCTTGGTCTTCTCCATCCGCACCGCCTCGACGATGCCAAGGTATTCCTTGATCTGTTTGATGGCCTCCGCTGCCGTTACGTTCTTGCACAGACGCCACAGGTCGATGAGGTCGCCACGATCCGAGTCCGTTGACCAATCGCGCCATTGACCGGCATAGGTGCCCGTGATGGTGACTTTGAGGCTGTCGCCGGGTTTGCCGGTAACGTCGCCACAGACCCATTCGCGCCCGTGTTCCAGCTTGCCTGCCGGGAGCAGCATTTGAGCCACCTTGAGCGGGTTGCCGGATAGGCGCGTGGAGATTTCAGACAGCGTGACCATCAGAACAGTTCTCCTTCGGCCAAGGGTTCGAGGTCGGTCGGTTCTTCGGAGGGTGGAGGCTCGACACTTTCAGCCGCCTTGATTTTTGCCTGAATTCTTTCCCAAGGAGTCGGCTCATGGGTCTGCTCACCTTCCGGTTCAGGCAGGGGCCAAAGGTCGCCGGGTTGTGGATTCTTTTGGGATGGCATGTAGCCCTGAGCTTTCCAAGAGCGGATTGTCATCTGCCAGTTTTTGATCTTCTGCTTGCCGTTCATCCAGCCGTTACCTTCCCACTTTGACCACAAGGCTTCAGCGTCCCTTGGGGTTAAGCCATTGTCTCGGCAGAACTGGTCGATTTCTTCGCGAGTGGCACGGGAAAGGTTTTTGGAAGGCTTTGCTGTTTCCTTGTCTTGTTCTTTGTCTTTGTCTTTGTCTTTGTCTTTGTCTTGTTCTTGGAGGGTATTAATACCCTTAACAAACCCTTTCGTTACCCTTTCCAAATCGAGTCCGTGACGATCAATCAGGTTCAAAACATTCTTGTGAGGCCTGCAATCTGAGGACAAAACACCATATTGCTCGGCCACAAAGTTGACGATCCACAGCTTACCATTGACGGATTCTACGCGCCCATGAAACTCATTAAGCGTTACATCGGACACCTTCAATCCAATCTGGAAGGAGGCTAAATCCCAGTCAGGCTCAATTACTCCAGCGGCATCACATTTGTCATGAAGCCAATACCAGAGAAGTTTAGCGTTTGGAGATAGTTTGCGAAACCAAACCTCTTCCCATTTTGAAGTTTCTGTGAAGCGTTTCACGGTTGGTCCTCCTTGTTTTCTTTTCGTATGCAGGTTTCGCAAATCCATTCGTGCTTTTCGTCTCTACCGTTGATTTCTTCTTCTGGTTTGAGGGTCTTGCAAAGGTGACAGATTGCGTAAATCGGCCTCTTGCCTTCGTGCTGCCTATTGTGACAATCGAGGCATAGGGTCTGGAGTAAACACGACGGGTAATCCCACGGCAACCATCCCGGAACATACCCGGTGTGATGGACGCACAGGGTTACTTCTGGATAGCGCCTTCCACATGAAAGGCACTTGTTGCCGTCAATAGATAGCTGTTCTCGACGCTTCGCCAGCCAGCGGTTATCTAACAGTAAGTTCGCATACCATTTGTTCATAACTCTAAAAAGGCCCTGCCCACACAGCCAAGGGTGGAAAACCGACGAGCGCGGCGTCCTTGACAGGTGGGCAGGATTTAATCTTTAGGGTTTTCATTGCTCGTTGAGCCGTTTCCACGCGGCTTTCCTCGTCTATACCACAGCGCAAAACGCTGTCAAATCACTCAGGCTCGCCAATCTGGCATTCAGCCGTGTAGAGGTGCTCAAGGGACTCGAAGCGGGGCAGTTCTTCGCATGACTTGGCAAACGCGGCATCCACGCTCAAAACGCGGTTGTTCGGCACTGCGGCAAACCATCCATGCTCAACCTGAAGGACGTGGAGCTGTTTATGCTGTTCAAAATCGTTTGCTAGGGCATTCCCCTCGAAATCAATCGTGAACAAGTAGCGAGAAGCCAGCCTTGCCGGGTATCCTTCAATGCCACGCACGTTCAACAGTTGAGCATTGCCGCGTTTCCACAGGCCAAACTCATGCACGGTAAAGGTCGATGAGAAAGTGTCCCACGGCTGAATCAGTTCCACGTCTGGTAGCTCGCATGGTTTCCAGCACAAGGCTTGGATCGGCAGGCAAAACATGGCACCCGCGCACTCAGGATCGTCGAACCGGACTTGGAATTGCAGGCTCGCTGCTTCCTGACAGCGGATGCCGAGGATGTGGGCTTTCAGGTATCTGCCCTTCCCGCTGGTGTGATTCTGCGTGAACTCCTTGCGGACGAGGCAACGGACGATGGATGGAGCGTCGGAGAGAATGTAGGACATGATATTGAGCCTCGTTGGTCATGACTACCCAGCAATCAAACTAAGCACATAAAGCATGCACGCGATAAGGCCGACCAGAAAAATCAGGCTGACAAACACGGCGTAGCAGCCAACGCCGACAGCGACGTATTTGTTGGTGGATTCAAGTAAAGGTTTCGGGGGCGTTTGGGGTGGTTCGTTCATGGGAGGTAGGGTTTGAGTTTGGTGAGCAGCTTGCTTCCTTCTTTAATCGCCATAATCTTCGCATTGGCTGGCTGCATTCCGCCCGAACAAGCCATAGAGAGCTGGTCGATTACCAACGCAGACTCCTGAATCAACCATCGCATCGCCGCATTCTCGCGTTCGAGTTGGCGGGCGAAGTCTGCATCTCGCATCGTGTCTTGTGGCTCAAGTCCATGATGATATAGCTCAATCCTTCTTTTGAAGAAGGCATCTGTCCTCGGTGTAGGTATTTCAGTTTCGTTCATATTGTTTATCTCCTTCGTTCGAGAAAACCTCCACCATATCATCCAGTTCGTCAACGGCGGCATCCCAAATAGCGATGCGGTGGATAGGGTGGTAGCTTGAGATTTGATGGGCCAGCAGGTCGATGAGGATTTTCGTCACTTCCTCCTTGTCCACGCGGGTTGCAGACAACGTAGAGGTGAGACGATGCGCTAGGCGATGGGCTGGCGAGGCTTTGGTGTTGGGCATGTGATTAAGACGGGATTTCAATAAATGCCAAACCATCACAAACTTCGCATGTATGCCTTGTGGCTTCTTTATGATCTGGAAAGCAAGGATTTCCATCCGCATCATAGCACTGAATTTCTTTGCCATCGCCGTCGCAGTGGGGGCATTTGCGAAATGCGATAACGCCTTTGATGACATCTCGAAGCCAATCTGTTTCACAAACAATAGAGTTCACTTGATAGTCCTCCGGCAGTATTCAGCGATCAGCAAAGCATCTGATATGGCGTGCGTGCATTTGATGTGCGGGAAAAGCTGCTGAGCGCGGCTTTTGCTCACGTTTTTATCGCCACCAGTCAGGCATCCAAGCTCCTTCTGCCACTTCTGAGGGGTGACGTAGGTGAATGGGATTCGGGCGGCAGTGAGGGCCATTTCGAGATGACCGAAGCCTTGTCCGAACTTGAAAGAGGAAGCCACGCCTTGACCGGGCATGGAGTGGACCTTTTCGAGGCAAGCGTGAAGCATTCTGTGGTCGGGGTCTTCGCTAACTTGTTCAACAAGCAAGTCCCACAAATCCGCCAAAGTTTCAGGCATTTTTACAGCCCAAGCCTTTGCCGAATTATTGTCGGGAATGAATGCGATGCCTCCCGATGCGCCGGGGTCTATTCCGATGGTTAGTTTCATGCCTTCTCTTGTGCGATGATTTGAACAAAGGGCTTACCGATGCCGGTCGAGCGATACTTGAGGTCGATCACAGCGCCACAGGCATGCGAGCCGAGGAACTGGATTTTGACCTCTACGGGAACGTCGCCTTGCGTGGCTTTGATGGCTTCGAGTTGGGTGATTAGTTCGGAGATGGGCATATTCAGGCGAGTTTACCGTGCATGTGCGGACGGCTGGCGTTGTATTGCATTTTCATGTGAATGGCGCGTCCAAGGTCGATGTCGAATGCGCGAGCGGAGTCGAAGGCGCGGATAACGATGTCAGCGAACTCTTCCTCTGCGCAGGTGAGCGGGATGTCTTTGTCACATGGCATGTTGAGCATGCCTTTGCGTGCAGCCTCCCAAAGCTCGGAGATTTCGCCGTGGAGGTTGGCTGTCCATGCAGCCATAAGTTCCACGTCAGACTTGTCCATATCGCCGTCGTGAAAGCCTTTGATAGCAGCGTTCTCGTAGGCGTCGGATGCGATTGTATTGATGGTGTCGATTTGATCGGATGTCATATAAGCAACTGTAAGCTGAGTTGTGCGCGTTGTCGAGTCGCGCCCCTCGGTTGTTGATGGTCTAAAACGGGATGGGAGAGCTGCCATCGTCCTCGTCTTCTTGTTCCGCCTGCTTGATGAAGGATGGCTTGGCGGCGTCTTTCTCTGCCTTCTTGGCAGCCTTAGAGCCGTAGTCCTTCACGACGTTCTTGGCGGCATAGTCGCCAGATGCAGGCTCAATGTCGATCTTGACCTTGCCAGCGCATCCAACGAGGTCTGCGGCCTCAATAGCGCCAGCCTCGTAAGCGTTAATCATGCCGACAGTCTCGAAGAAATGGCGCAGCTTGAATGCCATCGCCTCCATCAGGTAGTCGGTGACAAACTGGAAGCCCTCGCCGTGGAAGACCTTCAGGTTGACTTTAATCATTTCCTTGCCGCTCTTTTTGGAAACGGCATCTTCGGCTTTAACGACCTCGAAGTCGTATTCCCCCTTGGGAAGGAGGTTTTCAAATTCGAGTTCTTCTGGTGTTTTGGGTGTGAAGCGCATGGCTTGTGTTTGGTTTACTTGGTGGGGGTGATTTTGGCGAGGAGGGCGGCGATAGCTTTGGATGCCTGCTCAGTGGTGAGTTCGCTCCAGTCAGAAGCGGAGGCTTTTGTAAGCCACTTCTGCTTCTCTTCTTCGCTCATCTTGAGCAGGTCGGAAAGACGAACGATTTCAGCCACTTGTTCGGGCGTAGCAAGGGTGATTGTTGTAACAGATTTTTCGATGACATCTTTGCCATACATGGATGCGAACGTCTCATAATCGAGTTGAAATCTTTCGTTCTCTGGAAATCCAAGCAAGCGTGATTTACGGATGACTCCATAGCGTGAGCTTCCTTGTTTAACCACTCGAAAGGTGAGGTCCAACTCGTATGCCAACTTATCAAAGCAATCGAAGGTGAAGCCAATAGCAACTCGATTCCCTTTAGCGTCTTGACCCCACTCTTCTTTTTCATGGGTGATGATGATAACGTTCATATCCAGACGATGAATCCAGTTGATGAATCTGCGCATGAAGGCAATTCCCGGCTTCTTGGAAGCGCCGAACTGGTCTTTATCGCCGAGTCGTTCAGACTCAGCCGCAATGATGGTATTAAAAATTTTGGTGGCCGAGTCGATTACTAGGGTTTCATATCCATGCTTCTCAGTCGCTAGGGCTTGGAGCTGGCTGATGATAGTTTCAGGGTCAAGGGAGCCATCTTCGGGACCAAGGATTACGCCGCCGCCCTTGGCTAGTCGATCCATGTAATGCGTTCGAGAAACGCCTTGTTCACTGTCGATGTAGAAGACCTTTTTAAATGACAATGAGAACCACGATTTTCCCACGCCGGGTGGGCCGTAGATGAGAACCTTGGGCTTGGTTGGCTCGACTTGTGACGGTGCTTTTGCTTTTAGTTTAGACATATATCTTTCGCGCTTTGTTGTTCTTTATCTTACTAATCCCGGATCGGGTGATCGGGAAAAACTGAGCAATGTGAGAGCATGTTTTTCCACTCTCTAACATCTTCCTGATTTCTGAAACTTGTTCGTCGGTCAACTTGCTCCTACCGCATCTACTGCCTCTTGCGTAGCAGTTTGGCTTCGTCATGCTGGCGTGCCTTCCTTTTCTAAGGCAGTCTTGCATGTTATCTTTTTGCGAACCAACAAATAAATGCTCAGGATTTACGCACCTGCGATTGTCGCATTTATGGCAAACGTGCTGTTCCTTCGTTAAGGCCACTTGAAAAAAGTCTTGGTAAACAGCCCTATGTGCTGGCATCACTCGACCGTTAAAAAATGCCTGACCATAGCCGTTTTGGGCTATGTATTTTGTCCACTCCATGCAGCCATCACTCGTAAGAGTTGAATTAAGATGCAGATTTTTCATGGCGACGTTTTTTGTTCAACTCGATCATTCGAGCGCGTCGTTTTTGACGCTCTTTTAAAGAGAAGTTTTTAGACTTCCCCTTAGCCAGCTTTCCAAGCTCTGAGGCTGCTTTGTTTTTCATTATGAGTAACCAGTCTCACAATAAGCGGATATTGTCAATAAGAAAAAGAACAACCCGCCTGAGTGAACAGACGGGTTGCTTTTGAGTGCGGCAGGATTGGATACCTGCACGATATTTTGCAATCTGGCGACTAGGCTTCACTTTCGTTAGGCTTTCGTCATCCTGCGTCTAATTCCGCCACGCGCTCAAATTAATTGCCTGCCGCCGCATCGTCCGTTCCTTCTTATGGATACACGGTAGCCAACAAGGGCAATTATGCTCGATGCGCTTCGCTTCTCGCCATCGGGGATTCCCAATGCTAACGGATTGGCTAGAACAGCACAGTTACGGCAGGCAAATTGGCGACCCGGGCCTCTCATTCGGCTTTCACCGGAGAAGCTCCCTACACTCATTGAACAGGCAAGAACTAGTTACTTCCTGATTTTAGTGTCGCGGTTTGGTCTCTTGCGGACCTTTGCGCCGAGTCATTTGGAAAACAGAATCCAGCGGGAGGTTTGCTACGTCTCGCTACTTCGCTTGCAAGGCTTCGGGTCGCAATTCCCCGTTTTCGCTTACCGCTGGATTCTGCTTTCAGTTGTCAAAGATCAAGGTGCCCTCTCCGACATTCCAGACTGGAGGGAACAGTCTTCACTAGGTAACGCTAATACCTCGGCGTGTGTCGGTCACGGAGTAACCTTACGTTTATTCTGGCATGTTATCAAGTGTCCAGTTTGGTTTTTTGATGTCGTGCATGAAATTGTTCAACTTCCGGCCCATCTCATACCCGCGATCAAACTCCTGCGCTTTCTCGTTAAGCAGGCGCACGTTCCAGTTGCGGTTAAAGCCGATGAAGGCCGGGACGACGAATGCCAGAATGAACGTGGCACCTGCAAAGAAGGGAATTAGGAGAGCTTCTAAATCGGTCATAGCTTCGCTTGTTGTTCGAGTTGACTCAGGCATTCTGGATGCACCGCCGCCCATGAGGTGATGATAGCCTGCATGGCACCGTTTTCTACGGCTAGGCGGTCGCGTAAGGGGAAGAGTGATACATGGTGTGCGAGGATGGTGTCGAGGTATTGGCTGGCTAGGAGGTGCGGCATTAGGAAGGGGGGTCGAATATAGATTACTCAGGCCAGTTTCCAGACTCGGCTTTTGACCAGAATGCCTTGGCAATCTCCTCGTTGCCTTGGGCGAGTCGAAGATATTCAGCTTTCTTTCGAGCGCGAACTTCGGTGTCATAGATGCGCTGGCGAATGATTCCAAGGTCGTCTCGGCACTCTTCGCAGAGCTTGGTGAAATCCTCGCAAGGCGTGTCATCTTCGTATTCCTTGAGCTTTGTGGCAAAGTTGGTCAGCGGGAAAGCGGACACATATCGCTCCATGACCGAGAACTCGCCGTTGATGATTTTTGCTCGCCTTACCGGATAGCCTTCCTCCTCAACAAAAAGGGCGTTTTTCAGAGCGTTGCGAGCCTCGTCGGGAGTAACGAAGCAGATGCCGCTGCGCTCAACTCCGCCGTATTGTTTTGGCGTGCAAATCTCGTAGAATGTTTTGCAGTCAGCGGGCAGGTTGAAACCGGAGCAGCCGATGTTTTCAACGATGTTGTCGAGCGAGAGCGGCGTTTTGATGCCACGGTGGATGGCTTCAATTTTAACCGCGTCTGTCATCTGCTCGCTGGAAAGGGCGAGTTTTTCGGATTCTGTGAGGTCGAAGTAGCGTTTCATATTATTGGTTTGTTTGTCTAGTTTCAGTTAGTGCGAGGCGTTTTACTTTACGTTTACGAGGCTTGAAGGTGCCCGGTAGCTTTAACCGGCGCAGCAGGGAGGAATCGAGGAGGACAACGCGGCCCTTGAACTCGACTCCGTGCTCGATGCAGTATCGAGTAGCGGCGTCGATTTGGATGGCGGGGCGAAGGATCATGATTGCCAGAGATTTAGCGTGCGGAGGAAGGCTTCGCAGCGTTGGGCAGCGGTCGATGTAATAGCCATTTGATAACCATCTGCTAGTTCTGTTGAATCTTCATTTAAGCCACGATCCCGCACCGCAATATGAGCAATCCAATATGAGTATTCGCTATTGAATTGCATTTCTTTGATTTTCTCCGCATCGTGCATGGCATCGAGACTGTTGAGGTAGTCGGGAATTTGCTGCGGATAAGCCCGTTCTCCATCTGGACTAATCCAAGGAAACGAGTCCTCGATTGGTATTCCGGCTATGCGCAGATCGCGAGTATCGTGTTTCCATCCGCATGCTTTAGCGATGGCGATTTTTTGCAGTTCTGGTTTCATACGATTTTCCTCACGGTGTTTTCTGGCAGCACTCCCCAAGTCTCGCCAAACGAAAGTCGGACGTAGGGTTTGTTGACGGCGATCACTTGGCCTTCGCCTCGCAGGGGATGACGGATGCGGTCGCCTGCTACGAGGTTTTGCGGCTCATAGGGTTGGGGTTTGAGTAGGTGTTTCATATCAATCGTCAGGGTATTTAAGGTCGTCTTGGAGAATGTCGGCCAAACGTTCTGCCTCGTTTTGATCTTCGCAGGCTTCGCAAAGTTCGCCGTATTCTTGAACGGGTTCTCCGCATTGCTCGCAAGATGGAGGCTGTTTCAAGGCGTCAATTTCCTTGTCGGAAGGTTCGCCGTATCGGGTGAAGCGCATGAGTAACCTTACGTTAATTCAGCGAGGAGTTCAAGTTTTTTTGCGGCTCCTAATTTTGCGTCTCCTAAACCGGCAGGCCGTGAACGTCGCATTCGACGACGGATAGCAACGTCGCGCCTCGGTGCCAGTCGTTCCATCCTTGACGGATAGCGGCGGAAGACTGGCCGGGGAGAGTTATCGAGTAGGAGCGCGGGCCGATGGTGTAAGTGACGAGGAAACGGGCGACGGAGCGAGGGCGGCTAAACATGGGGAGAAAGAAGCCGCCCCCCGGCGAAAGGGAGCGGCGAGGGGTGGAGGGGTTATTCGGTGTAGCCTGCGGCTAGGAGGGCGGTTTTGGCCTTTTCTATTACCTCCAAGTTCACGATTGCGGCGGGGTGGCTCCCTTTTCGGTAGTGAGTATTTGAGGGCGACAAAATAGCCTCCAAAGCCGCCGCCAGTTGTGGAGCGGCGGCGATTAGGCGGGCGTTTGCTTCCGTATTTTTGCCGGGGTTGCTGCGGGACGGTATGAAGCAGACGCGGCTGCCATCCGGCGCGATAGGGTCATAAAATCCTGCGGTGGGCAATTCTGGCGTCCAAGGCCCCGGTGTGATGTTTGGAGCTTTCATGGGTTGATCGCTCCTTTCCGGTTCCGTTGTGCGTGGCAAATCGTGCTTTGATCCAAGGCGATGCCACGATAAAATACCGTAAACCATCCCGCATGGATGCGGCGAACGCCAGCGGCTCGCAAGAGCGCGTTGTTATCCATTTTTCCAGCCTCAATTTGTATGGTTTTCATAACTCAACCCTCCCCCTTTCCATCCTTGCGAGCGGCGCGGAGTTCATCGGCCAACGCGGCACGCTCCTCATTGCGTGCGATTTGCTGCCGATGCGCGGCGAGTTCTTGAGCGGTGGCGAACTTAGAAGGCAAGATGCCTACGCCAAGGCGAGCGGCGAGGGTGTAGAAATCGGCAGTGGACATGCTGCCGAGAGGGACGCGGAGTTCTCCGGCTTCGTCTTTGCGGACTTCGCAAGCCTGCGCTTGACCGTTGGGGAGCTTGTCCAGAGACAAGCCTATGATGTGGTTCGCGGCGACGTAGCCGGAGGGGTTATTGAGCATTTCAGCGTGGATCATATTAGCGGTGTGTTTTGTGTTTAGGTGGGGCTCTGTCTCGTCAGTGGTAGGGGAGCAGCCTACCAGACCGGCGCGGGGCCGGTTTCGACTATTCGCCAGAGTTGGCGCGGGCTATGGCTTGGCCGACTTTCTCGCCGTGGCGGCGTAGTTTGATCGCGGCAATCTGGCGATGAGCCAGCGCGGCCTCTGCGGCCCATCGTGGGCGCATCTCTGCGACGATGGCAGCAAACTCAGCACGGGCGGCGGCTCGCGGGGTGGCGTGCTGTTCTTTCTCTGCCTTGCGCATAGCCTCGCGGTGCTCTTTCGTGTTCAGCGGATACGGCACCACAACCGGAACGGCTGGCGTAGCATTCCACGCGGCGAGGCATCGGGCCTTGATGGTGTGGGCCTCATCCATGGGGCAGCGTAGATGCTCGGCGAGGGATTGAAGGCAATCGTCGGCGGTGGGAAAGCGGTGCTCGTAATCCTGCCAAGGCCTGTCTGGTGGCGGGGTGGCGGGGAAGTTTCTCTTGCTGTTCCCGGCGTGGAACTCCTGCCTGAAGTGGTTCACCTCTGGGCACGCTCCGGCGAGGCGATAAAATCCGTTAGCTTCTGCCCCGGATGGCTCGCCCGTGACAGCATCGGATGAGTGCATGGAAACGAGAAAGGCCAGCGATGGAAGGGCGCGGAGAATGTCATCGTGGAGACAGCCGCACGCGCGGGTTCCGTCGCCAGTGCGGGAACGGGTGGCCTTGTGGTAAATGTCCCCGGTTACGGAAAAATAGCCTTCCGGGTGGCACGGTTGCGGGAGTTGGTTCCCTTCAATGGTGATCGTGAAGCCGTAGGCGTTCGAGTAGCCCTTTGGCGTAGGGGCTTGAATCGTGGTTTTCATAGCGTTTTAGCGTGTGAGTTTGGTTTTATGCGGCGAGAAATTCGGCACGCGAGACAAGGCGGAAGTATTTCCCGGAGCCGTAAGGGTGCGCTCCGGTGGCGTCTTTGTTGCAGAGAACGTTGAACTTGTCGCCATAGCTCCAGAGGTTGCAAGACTTGTAGCCTTGCCGTGCGTGCCAGCTTGAGAACCCCGGCCCTTGAAGGTCCGCGCTAAGGCGCATCATTTCGCGCTGTCCGGGCGTGGCGTGGTTGTCGTGCCACCATTGAACGAGGGCGTTCGCGACGGTGGCAGAGGCGAGGCATGGCTTATCCGGGTTGCGGTGGCCGGTGGCCCATTTTGGATTGGGCGAAAACATGCCGTTACCATGTTGGATGTATTCGGGAACGGGTTCACTAGTCGAGATTTCTTCAAGGCAGTATTGCTGGAAGCGTTCAATCGGGCGAGCGGCGGCGCGTTTGGCAAATTGCTCCTCCGTTTCGTGGTGGCGCTTCTCCTCTTTGAAAACTCGTCCGTAGCCCTCAAACTTGAAGGCGGTGCCGTTGAATGTGGCACGGGTTACAATGTGCGTGTGTTTGTAGCCGTCCAGCTCCGGCAGTTCGATCATAAGGCCGCCAAGGGTGCCGTTGTAGCCCGTCATGGTTTCAAGGTGCTCGATGTAAGGGCGCACCCATTCGCCGGAAAACTCAGCAGAAGCGGGCGCGAACTTGCTTTTTGTCTTGTGCGTGAGTTTGCCCTTTTTCAGCGCGGAGGCGTAGGCAATCAGGCCGTCCGGGGTGCTTGTGTCGAATACATCGAATAGCTTTTCGATGCGCTCAACTTCTGCGGGCGTGGTGGCGGCGATGGTTAGGAGGCCGGTTTTGTCGATCTTGGTTTTCATATAGCG